CATAAACATAGAATTTCTAATTATAAACTCTTTCGAGGATTAGCAAGCGGATTTTTTGAATTAGAAAATTTACAGATTCTATGTGCGAATTGTCATATGAAAAAGACAGTGATGGAACATAGAAATAAACGAAAACCCTGAAAAAGGATTAATCATGGAAGTAAGAGAAATTAACAAAAAGAAACAGAATACTTTACCGCAGGCAGAAAGGGACGAACTGATTAAAAAACAGCGTAAAGAAGACGATAAACTTGTCAATGGCATGTTCGAGTTTCTTGATGCACAGGGTGGTTGGTTAGAATTCACCTACAGAAAATATGCAGGTGAACCGATTCAAATCATTAAGTTGATCCATGGTGAGATTTGCGATTTGCCCATGGGAATTGTAAAACACCTGAACAACACAAAGAAAAAGATCAGACGCTATTCTATGGAAATGCCTGCCAGCGGGCAAAGAACGCCGCGTAGCTATGATACTGTATCGAGAGTGAGATTTACTCCCATGGCGGTTCTGTGAGTTCTCCTAACTCAAATTATGGGCCTCCTTACGGAACGAATTTTATTCCGAATCTGCAATACATAACTAACATCACGCAGGCTCCCGCCGCTGTGGTTACGTTTGCGGAGGATCATAATTTTATCTTGGGTGAATGGATTAGCTTTCGCATTCCTCCCACGAATGGAATGATTCAGCTTAATAACCAGAAAGCTCTAATTATTTCTATCACTTCGACAACTGTAACGATAGAAGTAGACAGTTTGAATTTTTATCCGTTTATATATTTTCAAGATCCACAAGTTCCTTGTGTGGCTGTGCCGGCTGGTTCTGGCATACCACCAGGGACTGGGACGGTAACTTTAGAAGATGCATTTGATAACCAACCAATATTATGACATTTGTACCAACGTTTCCTTTATATCCGACCTTAGCTAATGCGGTCACTAAGACGCGTAAGTTGACTGGCTCAAGTAACTCGTTTCAGGTTACGAATGAATATATTGTGCAACAGATGCATAGTTTTTACTCTTACGATTTACCAGCTAAATTTAGATCATTAAAACTTAAAGATATTTACACATTTACGACCAATATTGGTCAGGATGTTTACCCTTTCAACAGTGAGCTTTACATCACTGTGAATCAGCCCTGCTATTGCGCGAAGAGGGAGCTTCGCCTTTTTAATGAACCTTCGACATTCTATAGAGACAATTACAATTGGCAACAATATACAAATTTTGATTTTGGTAATGACACAACTGGCCCGTATAGTGGCTACACCACGGCGCATCCTCTCATCGGTAGTGTCAATAACGATCCTGGTACACAGAGCAATCCCAATCTTTATTTTCCTCAGAGTCGGGTTCAAAACATTTTAATTACTGCAAATGTCATTGGAGCCAATGGGGTAGGTCAGACTCAAAATGTGACCGATGATGGCCAGGGAAATCTAATTCAAATTTTTCAGACTTCCAATAATACAAACCAAGAATATGGTTGGACGTATTATCGTCAGTATGCTTCTTCCACTCCAACGATTCCTGGAAACGCTACGATCGATTATCTAACTGGAGAGATCACTGGTTTGGTATTTGCTGAGCCTATTCCTGACGGATGTCCGATCCAGATTCAATACAATCCCAAGAAGTTTTCCATTCCTCTCGCAATCATGTTTTTTCAAAACCAATTCACGCTAGCTCCAGTGCCGGATAAGGGTTACACCGTCGAACTCACATGCTATCGTCAGCCTATTCAAGCTTTGCTGGCTTCCGATATGTCTGGAAATCCTGAACTATCAGAATGGTGGGAAATCTTATCTGTAGGTGCGGCCAAAAAGATTTTCGAGGAAAGGTTAGATACTGATGGAGTTATGTATATCGATAAGATGCTCAAAGAGCGTTACGACATACTCGACACACGAACCTACGCACAGATAGGTCAGGAGAGAATCGGTACTATTTATACAGATCAGTTAACAAATAGTTATGGATCGGGTGGGCAATCCGGGAGCTTTGGTGCAATGTGAGTAAGAAAAATATTAAGCCTCCAAGAATCAAAAAGAAAAAACTTAAACCTCTTCCCAACAAACCAATCCCTCTTGGCGGTGGGCCGTTTGTGGGTAGGCATACAACGGGTTAACCATGGTTGTTATAAAGGGTAAAGCAAAAGTGTTGAAAAAGCCTTTAACCGCTTTTGAAACTCAGATGAGTGAAAAGTCCAAGCGTAAATTGCGCCGGCCGCAAGACAACCAACCTATAGCAACAGTTGCAGTTTAAAGGAGTGATATGCCAATACCGTCTTACACTTTAGGTTACCCGCAAGATGGCTCTTCGCTAGGTCAGAGCAAAGCGACTATTAGAAACAACCTAGATGGAACTTTTCAAACACTTGCCGTTGATCATGTGAGCAATAATGGGCCCAACATGCAGCCGGCAGGATATCATACCGTAGCCCATTTCGTTCCTCAAGGAACCAATCCCCCCGCAGTGACTGGCTACGGCCAACTCTTCTCTAAAACTATTAATTCATTCACCACAGATCAGGCGTTGTTTTGGGAAACGGGTGCAGGACTTATTCAGCAACTGACAGTTAATTTGACTCCTTCTGCTACAACAAACGGCTACACCTTTTTGCCAGGTGGACTGATTTTCCAGTGGGGCATTGTGAACTTTCCTCCACGTAATGGAACAGTTACTTTTGCTACGGCAAATATATCTTTTCCAGGGAATTGCTTTAATGTTCTTACTACGATGATCGGTAATAGTTCGGGTGGAAATGATGTCGGCGTATTTTCCGTAACTAAAACAGCATTTCAATGGACTTTTACAGGTTCCTCTTCTTCAAGTTATACCGGATTTTATTGGACTGCAATAGGTAACTAAATGACTGGTTTCCATCAAGTACAAATTGGCGGGTATTCTAGTGGAGGTCTAGTCCAGGATAAGAAACCTGCATTATTGGCAAATGAGGCATTTTCAAATCTAGAAAACGCCTATGTTTGGCGTGAAAGGACAAAGAAACGCGATGGCGAAGTCCCCATGGGGCGTCTAAGTCGATTTTTTACTTCGCAATCTCTAGGTAATAGCGGTACATCTCCCTGGACTTTCAATATATTTTATTTTGGCACAGGTGTTTCGGGATCGATCACTGCTATCACGAATGCTAATCCTGGACAAGTAACAAGTCCGGATCATGGCTTAAGTAATGGGATGAAGGTTACTTTTAGTGGTATTGGTGGAATGACACAATTGAATGGAAACACTTATACAATTGGAGTTGACACGACTTCATATGGCACATATACTTCTGGGGGCATTTGGGTTAATCAACCTTATGCAGAAATTGACGAGGGAAGTGTAATAATTGTCGTAGGATCAATAACATTTACCGATAATGGAACTGGTACATTAGAAAGTATCACGCCAGGAAATTCAGGAACAATTAATTATATATCCGGAAGTGTGACACTGACCACAACGGCTTCATCTGGGACTGCGGCAACGGTTACATTCAAATACTTCCCCTTACTCCCTGTCATGGGAATTCTTCGCCGAGAGGTTTCCACTATTGGTATAGATTCCACAGTATTTTTCGATACTACATACGCCTATCAATATAATAATGGATTTCAGGAATTGGTTCCTGGCACAACATGGACAGGCACAAATACCGATTTTTTCTGGGAAGCAAACTATCAAGGCGCTTCACCCGACTTACGCTATTTCTTTGTCACAAATAATAATATCGATATCCCAACTAAATCTTATGATCCCATGCGCTATTACAATAATTCAGCCTGGGTAGATTTAGAGCCATTAGTGACTGCGACAATTACTTTATGGCAGGCTCGGATTTTAATCCCATACTACGGCCGTTTGCTTGCCCTGAACACCTGGGAAGGGCCGACTGGCGATACTTATACGGGTGCAGTTAATTTATCCGCCAGATGCCGTTTTAGCCAGATTGGGGATCCTACCGATCAAACTGATGGATGGCGTGGAGATATCTTCGGTAGAGGTGGGTTCATTGACGCTCCTACAAATGAAGCCATTGTCGGTGCTGCATTTTTCCGCAATACTTTAATTGTTTTTTTCGAATACTCTACTTGGCAATTACGATATATTGGAGAATATGGCCTACCTTTCATTTTCGAACGAATTTCTTCAGACTTTGGCTCCATTAGTACTTTTAGTTCTATTGTATTCGATCAGGGAGTGATGACTGTCAGTAATCGCGGGATTATCCAGGCAGCTGCTAACGGTGTTACACGTCTTGATGATCAAATCCCTGAACAAGTATTTAGTTTCGAGATTCAAAATGATGCTCCTAATTTCGTTCATGGGATAAGGGATTTTGAAAAAGAACTCGTCTACTGGAATTATTTAGATACATCCACTGCTTCCACAACACAAACCTATCCCAACACCGTTCTCCTTTTCAACTACAGAAACAATACCTGGGCAAAGTTTCGTGACACAATCACTTGCTTTGGGCCGGCTCAATTCACCTTTGGTATCACCTGGGACAGCCTGACAACCTTCTGGGAAAGCAATGTTAGCTGGGATAATGTTGACGATCAGAACTATGTTGATTACATTACAGCAGGCACTCAGCAAGGTTTTATCAATATCTATCAAAATCCAGATGCTGAAACTCCCTTACCTGTTACGACACTTTATGCCAATACCATGGCCGTAACCGCAGTAAATTTCTCTGTACATCCAACTCAGGTAACCATACCAAGCCACAATCTAGAAAATAGTGAAATCATATATCTTCAGGGTTTGCTTTGGGTAGGAACCGATCCTGGATTAAATAATGTTATTTATAGTGTCACCATTGTTGACGCCAATACCGTGACATTGAGCATTTGGAATCAGGCTTCACAAAACTACGATGCTATAGATATCACATCAAGCTCAACGTATATCGGTGGGGGACTCGTCACTTTATTCCCTAAGATGAATATTGTAGGAAAAGACTTTAACCCTTTCCAGGGGGCTGGAAAGCAATTTAAGCTTTCCTATATCGATTTCCAGATGGACTGCAATCTTTTTTCTCCAGCAATTCCAGCGACGACAATTCAGCTTTTCGTGAATTCATATCTTGGTGAACAGGCGAATCTCATTGCCACAAATCAAGAGCTTATCAATTCTTCCCAGAACTGTGGTTTTATCACATTTGCCGCCCAAGCAAATCCATGTCAAATCACGAGCCCAGGACATAGCTTAATCACAGGGACTTTAATCTACGTAGCTAACATTCAAGGAATGACTCAATTGAATGCGGCTATCTATTCCATAACTGTTGTAGACGCGAACAATTTTACGCTAGATAACACAAATTCCACTGGCTTTACTCCTTATACGTTAGGTGGTATCTGGAACACATCACCTGTCAACGGGCAGACTTATATTCCTGGTTCGGAGTATGCCTGGTATCGCTTCTATAGCACACAATTCGGTCAATACCTTCGTGTAGGTTTAACTTACGATGATAGCCTTATGAATCAATTGGCAACTCACCAGACCCCTATGGAATTGAATGCAATGAATCTATGGTTCAGAGAGGGTGGAAGATTAATCAACTAATGTAAAGATGTTATTGTATTTTACATGGCTTTTCTGTATAATCCCTTGTGGAGGGATTATGAAAATTTGCACTTATTGTAAAAAACAAAACACAAGTTCATATAAGGATTTATGTGGATTTTGCTATCAGAGGGCACGAAGAGGAAAAAATCTATCTGATCCTAAAAACGGCAAATCTTCTAGGGGATGTCTAAGAGGGGATGGATATATTTCAATTTCCATAAATGGTAAGAGGTCTTTAGAACATCATTTAGTGATGTCAAAATTTTTAGGTAGACCTTTAAAAAAAGAAGAAAGGATTCATCATAAAAACGGTATTAGGAATGACAATAGGTTGGAAAATTTAGAATTATGGACAGTATCACATCCTTCAGGAAAAAGAGTAGAAGATATGATAAAATGGTGTAAGGAATTTTTAAATGCATATGGAGATAGTATTGCATGACTTTTTCGAGCGATCATACTTTAAACACAAATCAACTTCCTGTTTCTCTAGATGTCAATCCAGAGGAAAAGGATTTTCAAAATATACTCCTTCTTTATTTGCGACGAGTAGCCAATGCAGTCAATACGAAAGAAAGTGGTCTATTCTTACTTCAAGAGAATGCTAGTTTTGAGCAATGGTATCAAATTTCCAATCCCCAGCAAAATCGCAATGGTTATCGTATTACCGCTGATTTGGTTTATCTAAACGGCGGTAACATTCCTACAGGAAGCACGAGTATTGTTTTATCTTCCTCCACTCAACCAGTGAACATTTTTGGATATATGTACCCTGTTCAGGGCTTTGGGGGTGCTATAGACACAACAGGACTCTCTTATTTTCTAAACGACCCTGCTATTTACGTTCGATATAATAACTCGACAAATACGATTATTATTCAGAACAATTCGGGAAGCGCTCTGACGTGGTGCGTATGGGTCATGGAGTATTTAAAAAATTAGGTAAACTATGTCTGATTTCATGGATTGGCTTGTAGGAAGCCCTGATAAATTAAAGAAGATTGATACTGGCACAAAAGAGCAGCAGCAGTTTGGAGGCAAGGATCTTATAAATTGGCTTCAGCAAGAAATGCAGCAAGGTGGTGGTTTTGATCTTGCCAATCAACATGACAAAAACTTACTCAATGGCCCTGATGCCTTCAATAACTTTGCAGCTCCTTATCTACAGCAATTTCAAGAACAAATACTTCCTCAAATCGCAGAACGGTTTGCTGGTGGAGGTGCACTTTCTTCAAGTGGTTTTGGACAAGCTCTATCATCAGGAGCATCAAGCTTACAAGCAAATCTTGCTCAATTATTTTCAGAGTTGCAAGGACAAGCTGCGGGAAGACAGCAAGGTCAATTCCAGAATCTTTCTAACACGGGTCTAAACTATCAGCCATTTGCTTATGAAAAACAACAAGGCTCCGCAGGCGTTCTAGGGCCTTTAGCGACTGGTTTAACTACTGCATTAGCGGGCCCATTAGCTGGAATGGCGGCAGGTGGAATAACCAGCCTATTCAAAAATAACAATACGCAGTCCAATAGCGGCATGTACGATACACTATTCAGAACTGGAGCATTTACATAATATGGTTCAAGTCATCGAGACAGGCAATCCTCAAGGTAAACTCTCTGAAATGCTTGGCATGAGCTTAGGGCAAGGAATCGGAAATGGACTGAATACTTTCTTTGCTAATAGAAGCTTAGAAAGTGTTATGAAAGATAAGTCCTTGCAGAATGCTCCTCAATCTAAAAAATTAGAGGCTATACGATCTGCCCTAAGTCCTTACGGAGAAAAGGGTCAAGAGATATTCCTACAGCGTATGCAGATTGAAAAACAAGAAATGGAAGAGATAGAAACAAAAAAACAAGAGGCTAACCAAAAGAAAAAAGGTAAAGCTCTTGGCAAATATTTGGAAGGGGGATCGCTGACTCCTGAAGAAGAATCCTTATTTACTCCACAAGAATTTGTCGCCATGTATAAAGCAAAAAATCCAAAACCTACTGGCGGGATTACAGGGCAGCCTATTCCTCAAGATCAAATTCAATCTATTGAAAAAATTATAAATGAAAATCCTGAAGCCACTCCTGATCAATTAGCTATTCAAATGGGAAAAGCGGGTGTTAATCCTGCATTTTCTTCGCCATATATTGAAAATAGACGCAGAGATATAGAGAATCAGACAAAACTTCTAGATACGGGTCATAAGAGCAATGAAAAATACCTCGATTCTCTATTAGACGGATTGCAAGCTTCAAACGAAACTGATATGCGATTAGATCAGATGTTAACTCTAAAAGATCTTCCAACTCCTGCACTTGCTTCAACTATGGAACATTTAGGGATTCCCCCTGCTTTATTTTCTGCCGATGCAGAAACCGCAGAAAAACTATCCATAGATTTAACAAAAAACATTCAACAGTATTATGGAAATAGAATTCTACAGACTGAATTTCAAGCATTTTTAAGATCAATCCCTACCTTGAAAAATTCACCTGAAGGACGTAAGCGTATTATTGAAAACATGAAGCGATTTAATGATTTAAAACGTTTAGAATACAACACAGCACGAGCAATGGAATTAGAGTACGAGGCAAAAAACAAGCCCTTACCTTCTTCGTTCAGAAGAAACGTTTATGATAAAATGAAACCTGAAGCTGAAAAACTAGCAAATAGTTTTGCTGAAGCCAATAAAAGACCCATGAATTCTCAATCTATTCCTGAAGGAAAAATAAAAGTTAAAAATCCTGAAGGTAAAATCGGTATAATGACTTTGGAAAATTACGAGAAAGCAATCCAAGATGGTGCGAAATATGAACGCCTCAAATGATCCTTACGGCTTTGAAGTTTCTGAAAGCCCCACTCCCGAAAACTCCTATGATTTTCAAGCGATGCCAGAAGAATCCGCTTCGGAAGAAGATTCTTCAGGGATCATTCAACCTATTGCTTCAGTCGTAACGCATGGTTTGGGGATAATACCTGCTTTACCAGGTAACCTTCGAGATTTATTTTATTCGGCAGGCGACGAAGCAAAAAGATTTAGAGAATTAACAAGAGATAAACTTGGAATGGATTGGGATTTTAAGTTTGCTGAAAACGATAGCATTAAAAATTATGATGATTCCATAAGAGCTCCCTTTACATTTATCAATGGTTACATTCCAAACACAGAAAAAGTAAATAAATTTATTGATGAGTCTTTTGGAGGTTACTTAGCACCAAAAGGAGCAAAAACTAAATTCGTCAATGACCTTGCTCAAGATATTGTGAGTTCAGCTTTAAATAGAAATCCCAAAGATCTAGTTCGGAATTTTCTTATTCCGTTAGGATCTAATATTGTTAAGAAAGGAGCAGAGTTATTTGGTGTTGATCCCTCTTCGTCAGAAGTCTTAAAAATGCTTACTTGGATGGGAGCTGATATGGCTTCTATTTCTGACCCTCGCCAAATGCTTTCCAATAGATTTAATCAAACGAGACGCTTAGCTTCTCCAGGGGATATGATTCAAGTTAGACCCAGAGATTTAAGGTTTTTAGATCAATTAGAGGCCGACATGCTTTCAGGAGGCACGCGACCATCCACAACTGCCTCTTTGACTAAACTGCGTGAAATGCGTGATGCCATGGCAACGGGTCAAGTTTCAGCAAGACAAATGCTGGATTTTTATCGTGCAAACAATGAATTACTTTCAAACTTTGGAGCTTTTAGCGTTGAAGGGGCATCTAAAGCAGAGCATGTTTATCGATTAAATCAAACACAACAATTAACCAGAAATATGCTCGACAGATACGGACGAAACCAAAATCCTAGATTTGCACAATCATTTAGAGAGAATAATTTAGCTTGGGCTTCATTGCAACAAAGCAATAATGTAGCGGCTTTTGTTAAAAAAAATTATACTAAACCTTTCGTTAGCGAAGCTGCAAAAGCCGTGTTTGCAAATTCAGGAGGAAAGGGTCTTGCTGTTGCTACAGGATTAACAGCATTGGAAAGACTTCAAGCCTTTGTAAGGCGTTTAGAAAATCCAGTCCTTAGACAATATTATGGTGAAGTCTTGGGGCATTCCTTAAGAAGTAATGTTGTTCCTATGGTAAATAGTATGCAAAAATTTGACAATGCAGCTAAAAAATTTGAAGAAAAAGAATCTCAATAATACATTGAATCGTTGTCCTCCTTATTTCCAAGCCACATTCCAATAATTATCATCCCTAAAATAGCAGACCATGAATATATTAAAATCATTACCATCCTCCTTTTAAATTTCCTCGTGAGGACTCGAACCCCAACTGTCAGAGCCAAATTCTGAAGTGCTACCATTACACTACAAGGAATTATAAATATTAATCCTTTATTAATGCCACTTGTGGGAGTTGAACCCACTTACTTTCACCCGAAACCTTCCAGTGGACTCGAACCACCCTTAATGCCGATACGCCTAACAATCACCTGATTTACATAGGAATTGAACCTACTGCTTCGGCTATGGGCCAAAAAGTCTAACCGTAGTTGAAGGCGATTGGACTCGAACCAACAGTTTTAAGTCTTAATTTCTACCAAGAAAAGTGGCTAATCTTTCCATGGATCATACTCATTTGGAGAAGCCATACAGACACCTATCGGAGTCAATCTATGGATTATCTTAATGGTGTTTTTATGAGCTTCTAAGACGCTTTCTATTCTTTTGTATGCGTAGGGAGACTCATCAAGATCTCCTCCACGGACTTCCACTGCAACTCTCTTGATCCATTCATCATGCAGTGATTGGGAGACAAGTCCTTCGGTAATTTGCTTTCCTGTTCTTCTATCACGCTTTCCTTTGGCTTGTGTTCTTCCCATTGCACGGCCTGCTCCATGGACTGTCGAATTAAGGCTCTTTGTACTATCATCCGATACGAATCCTTCAAGTATGACGGAAATGTCTCCCATAGAGCCGCCAACAAAGCCTCTTTGGCCAGGAAATGCAGGCGTAGCCCCTTTTCGAACGACCCAGAGATCTTTACCAAAATGTCTTTCTTTCCATGCAAAGTTATGGTGATTGTGTACGGATTCGACCATGTTTGCTCGAAGTATTTTTGCGACGCGGTCACATACCCAATCTCGGCCAGCGTAAGCATACTGACCAGCGAGTTCCATGCATTTAAGATACTGGGCTCCGAGGTCACTATTTTCATCAAGAATAACCGGCTTTGCGTGGACACCATCTTTACCTCCTGCTTGTTTTATGAAATGAGTCGCAATACTATGGCCAAGGCCGCGGCTCCCAAAATGAACGCCAATCCAAACCCTATTAAGCTCATCCGTAAAGATATCCACGTAGTGGTTGCCTGATCCGACGGTACCCAACTGTTCTCTAGCTTTATCTTTAAGACTTCTGAGAATTTCAAGTTCGTCCCACACATTGTCAGAGAACAAGGGGTGATCCACCGTCTCTTTATTCTTTCTACCCACTCCAAAGGAGATATGTTTCTGTACTTCATTCATTGTCCTATAGATGTTAAAACTAAAAGAAAAGGCGCTAACATCAAGACGACAAGCTTTATTGCCACAAGCGATATCATAGCCCACACCGTTAACGTTGATTTTTCCTTCATAAGCGATAACACCGCCAACTGGCACAGAGTATCCAATATGATGGTCAGCCATAAGAGCACCATATACTCCTTCATACTTCATAGCCTCCTTCATCTGGGAAACTGCTTCAGGAAGAGGTTCTCCCCATACAGGAATTCCGTCAATTAGATTCATTTAACCATCCTCCCCATCTTTTAAGATAAACCAAGGTTTCAAAATATTGATCTAATCCAAGTTCTTTACATTTTTCGGAATCTTTAATCACCGCCTCATGTTCCCGACGACCATTCACATTAATCCATTTTGTTGGAAGTTGCTCAGTAGAAGGATCAATTCCTCCGAAAGGATTTTCTTCATTCATTGATTTGATTCCATTTTTCTATAACCTCATCCCCTTTATGATTTTTCCAGGAATTATTTACATATTCACCAATTTCAGCATGTTGTTCTGTTGTCAAAGAATGATGAGCCAATTTACCTTGAGAAGGCTTTAATCCTAAATCATGCAATTCGCATTTACCCTCCTTCCAAAATGTGCAACCCTCTTCGTTAGATGTTTCCCATGGTGATCTTATACCTTCATATCCTTTCAAAGCAGGTTTTAACATTGTTTCTCCGCCTTCAAGATTATCGTACATGAGACGATTGCCGTATCCAGCATTCATGAGTTTTTCTATATCATCAGGAGTACCACAACAGGGTGCATGACACATGGAAGAACATTTTTTACAATCGCATTCGCTATATTTAACATTTAATTTCAACTCTTCAGTCATCTTTTCTTTTCCCATATAGATATTCGTTTACGAATTTTTCAGTGTCTCTTCTTACTATTTTGACAACTATGTTCTCTATAGATCGCTCTGCTAAGGAGTATCCAAGCGCAAATCCCATAGAAAAACACAGCACGTTCAATAAAAATTCAGTCATATATTCCCTATTGATTTTTTATTTTCACACATACTTTGTACATGCAGTCTTTCAAGTTCAGTCTCAGCAATTCGAAAAGCCGATCTTTTTCCAATGAAAGGACGAGACGCAAATATTTTACCAGCTTTTATTGCTTTTCTAACACTAGCGGGATGCATTTTCATGCGACCTGCAAACTCTTCAATAGTCAGAAAGTTCATTCTCACCTCCGTAATATCGCTTATAAGATCAAATTATCACATACAATGCATTAGAAGTCAACACTCTATTTATGAATAAATGTTTATATTGACTCCTGTCATTTTTATACAGCAATTTTCGTTTTAACCAAAAATGGAGTTGATGTATGTCAAAGATGTTTCAAGTTTATGGTATTGGTCAGGCTCTTATCCCTGTACTTCCTCCTCCTTTGCCTTTTCAAAATCCACCTACTGTCAATCAAACGAATTACGAGATTGGGCAAGTTGTTTATACGCCTGCTCACGCCCCGACTGCTTTTTATTTTTATGCAGGAGCTGGAAGTTGGATTGAAATTGCCACTAATTCAGGAAACGTTCTTAGTGTAACAGGTACGGCGAATCAAATTTTAGCCACTCCAACGGCTGGAAATGTGGTTCTATCTTTAATCGGCCCTTACACTCCTGCTACATATACAGCACATGGCGTTTTAATTGGAGAAGGCACTGGCTCAATAGTCGCCACATCCGCAGGCACAGCCGGCCAGGTATTAACCTCTGGAGGCGCATCAGCAGACCCAGCCTGGACAACTGCGACCTTCCCGTCAACAGTAACAGCAGGATCGCTAATAGCTGCGACGGCGACAAACGCGATAGGCCAGGTTGCTGACGTAGCTGTTGGACAACTTCTTGCAAGCGGTGGTGTTGGTGTTGTGCCGGCTTATACAGCTTCTCCCTCCGTCACGGGTAACATCACATCAGCCACAGGATTTGTTGCTACAGCAGCCGGAGCAGGTATTACCCTAAACTCAGGGGCTACGTCAGGAACGACTACTGCAACGTTAAACGGTCGATCCGGTCAAGTGACGATAACGACTCCGACAATTAATGCTGGTGCAACTTTCACAATGACGATTACCAACAGCTCGATTACAGCCTCAACAACTCAAGTCCTCTACGGGTTGACAGGTGGAACGACTGGATCAGCTATTACTATCCAAAGCGTAACGAACTCAGCGGGTCAGTCTGCGGTTGTGGTTCAAAACGCTTCGGCGGTAACCAATAGCACGGCATCGTTGGTATTAACATTCATAGTACTAAACTAATCGGAGGCTTTATGGCTTTTACAAACAGAGCAATCGTCGACACTTTAAGGACATTAGCTTTCGGAGATATTTTATCTACCTTTGTGGCTGTAGGCCCTTCTTTTGTATATCCTGCACGCATTATTTGTTTTACAAATACCAGCAATGAAGACGTTATTTTTAGTATGGATGGGCTCACGGATCAATTGATCGTGCCGGCAGGAAGCTTCAAACTGTTCGATGTCACGACAAATCATCGTCCAGTCAATCAAGATGATTTTTGTTTCTCAACGGGTACGCAATGGTATGTTAGGGCCGCAACAGGGCCCTCGTCGGGAGCTGTATATATTGAAGTCGTTTATGCCCAACCTAACTAATCAGTCTTTAAGGACGGATAAGAGAGTTGAGGCTCTTTTAAGACAAGAGATGACCGAGCATCAATCGGTCATCTCTGCTCATCATAAGGAAATGCAAACTCTCAGGGATTCCCTAAAACTTGCCATCGATAGATTCGATTCTCTCTATGAGCATTCAGCACAAGAATTGAAAGACTTGGCTTTGTATTCAAATCAACAATTTCTTGCGCTCAAGGAAAAGGTTATGGCTCATGAAATGTGCATTACCACTCAAAAACAAACCATCATTTTTTTAAATACGCAATTGCAAGAATTTCATTCCATTTACTCAAGCAAAGCAGATGGAAGTAAATTGAAGATTGATCTTTCTTCTCAAGTAAAGGAAGCGACTACGAGTCATCTCAAATCCTTTCAAGATTGCCAACAGGAAGTATATTCGATATTTAATTCACTGAAAGAAGATTTGATCAAGTTACGTGTTGAAACAACATGGAGATTAGATGAACTTAATGAAAAGATTGCGATCAAGTCTAACGCTTCAAGATTGGAAAAAGATGGAGTTTTGAAAGAAGTCCGAGTTTGGGAAAAGAGTATTTTCGTTATCGAGAAAAAACTTGAAAATATCTACACGCTCATAGAAAGAATAAACAAAAGGGGTGAAGCATGTCACAAGCCGGAATAATTGATGTAGAACAGTCACATCCTCAGATCCCTACATCGTTTGTTGGTAACGTAGGTACGGCAATTCCGATAGCTAATACCCTTGAAATTCTGGCTACGGCTGTAGCTGCTCATGGAGTTCCTACACAAACGACAGCTTCAGGAAATACTTTAACCGTAGATACTCAATATGCTTCAGCGAGTGCTTCTTCAAGTGCAACAAATGCAGGGTTGGCTTCTTTTAGCTCTGCCTATTTCACTGTCGATTCAAATGGCTTTGTGACGTTGAATGGTGCAGGAGCCGGAGAAACCATTACCGGAAATACTGGAGGGGCACTTTCTCCCGTTGCTGGTAACTGGAACATATTAGGGACGTCAACTGCGGCCGGAACTACGCCAGTGCAAACCGCTGGTTCAGGAAATACATTAACTGTTCAGGTACAGAAATCCCAGGCTATAGCTGCTACAAATGCGACTAATGTGGGTTTAGCGGCCTTCAATAATGCTCAATTTACCGTGGATGCTAATGGCTTTGTATCTCTAACAGGTACGGGTGCAGGTGAGACCATCACAGGGAATTCTGGCGGAGCGCTTTCTCCAACGGCCGGCAACTGGAATATCGTAGGCGTAGGAAGTATTACTACGGTAGGTTCCGGAAGTACATTAGATATCGAATTGACAGGGCTAAACAATCACGCAGTTCTTGTAGGCGCAGGAACAGCCACCATAACCAGCGTTGGCCCTTCAGCTACTTCAGGGCAAGTTTTGCAATCTCAAGGATCTACAACAGACCCAGCATATTCGACAGCGACCTATCCCTCTACGACGACAATAAATCAGATACTATATTCATCTGCCGCAAATACCGTTAGTGGTCTTGCAACAGCAGACAATGGCGTGCTTATAACCTCTGCTAGTGGAGTTCCTTCACTTTTAGCCGCTGGAACCACAGGACAGGTTTTAACAGCCACAACGGGCTCTCCACCTTCCTGGGAAAGCCCTGGATTTTCTGGAACTGTGACTTCTGTTTCAGTCGTAAGTGCTAACGGATTTGCCGGAACAGTAGCTAATTCGACGACTACGCCAGCTATTACGCTTACAACTACAGCGACAGGAGTGTTATCAGGAAATGGAACGGCCATTTCTGGGAGCGCTGTCACTCAATATGATGTTTTGATAGCAGGAGCCAGCAACGCTATTGTTTCGGTTGGGCCAGGAACAGCAGGGCAAGTTTTACAATCTGGAGGCAATGCGGCTAATCCTGCGTATAGCACAGCGACATATCCCTCCACAACATCTGTAAATGATATCCTTTATAGTTCATCTGCAAACGTTGTAGGGCAAATCACAACGGCAGACAATGGCGTTTTAATTACGAGCAATGCCGGCGTCCCATCAATTTTAGCAAATAGTGGTACTGCAGGATATGTTTTGACAGCTAATACCGGCGCACCTCCCTCTTGGCAAGCGGCCAGTGGAGGAAGTGCAATTGAAACCATCGATGGCGATTCTGGCTCTATGTCAGGGACAACGGTTACTATTAGTGGAGGCACAACTGGATTAACGACTACTGCATCTTCTGCCACCATGGATCTTACTGGAACCCTTAACGTAGGTCATGGAGGGACAGGGCAGACAAGTTTAACAGCACATGGTCTTTTGATTGGAGCAGGAACATCAGGCATTACTCAATCTGCAGTTGGTGCAACGGGAACTGTCTTAATTGGTAATACTGGAGCAGATCCAACATTTAGCGCGACCCCTACGGTTACAGGAATGACTATTACGGGCACACCTAGCGCAGGTACAGATGCCACAAACGTCACCTATGTACAAAATGCCCTCGCAACCGTCAATCCGAGTACTTCAGCATATGCAGCTTCGACGGTTAACATTCCAGGTACATATACACCTGTAGGATCTGGAATCGGTGACACATTCCTTACTACTGCTACAGGGGCTTTTACATTAGATGGTACAACGCCGCCAGTAGGATCAATAATTCTTTTAAAGAATCAAAGCACCACTTTTCAGAATGGTTTATACACTCTGACGACCAATGGAACCGGTATTACAGGCACTCTATTCACACGTGCCCTGGATTATGATCAGCCTAGCGACATAAATTCAACAGGAGTAATCGCAGTTATCAACGGAACTGTAAATCAATTGACCGGCTGGTTGCTTAATGTCACCGTAACAGCTGTAGGTTCAAGTCCTATTACGTATGTCCAATATAATACTGCTCCTATATCTGTTACTCAATATTCAACTTTAGTCGGTGGTGCTACCAATACTATCATAGGAAATATCAGTCCTGGTTCTTCGGGACAAGTATGGACATCCAATGGAGCTTCATCGAATCCATCATTTCAAGCGGTTGTGTCCACACCAACTTATCCGTCAACTTTTGCCAATAGTGTAGTTGATTTTGTAGATGATTTTTTCTATGGAAATACTACCACATTAACATCAGGATTGATGGGCACATGGGGCATCGTATCTACAGGCACTGGTGCAGGTGTTTCAGCTCAAGGTAATGGATCTAAAACTAATATTGGTGTTGTAGATATAATGACAGGCACAGCAACTTCAGGTGCGTGTTGCATTGGTCAAATCGGTACTTCTGCAAGCGGAAATATAATCCCTGGTGGAGGAGTTATAACTCAGCAATGGGTTTTAGCTTTAAGTGCTCTTTCTTCTTCTTCGCAACGATTTAGTGTAAACGTAGGATTTACAGACAATACCGCGGGAGTTCCTACAAGTTATGGTGCATGGTTTTCTCAAATCGACAACGTTAATTCTGGAAATATGGTTATCAACTGTCTGAACGGAGGAACACTCACAAGTGTTAATACTAACAAACAAATCCCAACTGGATCTTTCTGTAAATTAGAGATTATGTTCGATGCTACCGCTGCAAACGTTCATTACTATTTCAATGGATCTGAATTAGCAGCTAGTCCAATTACATCCAACATTCCTACGGCTGATCTAGGTCAATCGATCGAGATTACAAAATCAGTCGGAACTACAAATAGATTTATCTCTTTAGATTTAAATACTCTAAACATTGTCTTGACAACACCAAGGTAAGAAGCTATATATGCGACCGTGTTATGTTTCCTTTAAGATTCATCACACTTTTTTTTATCTACTGAGAGGGCGTAAAAACCCTCTCTTTTTTTTATCATCATTTAGTCTATATATTAAAATAAAATGTTGA